TTGTGGTTGGCTCGATGCTTTTTTTTTGGACTTTAAACAAGGAATTGTTGAGCAATACCCTATTGCATTTGGAGGCCAAAGCAGCGAGGGAGGGACTGAATTTGGAGGAAATTTTGGAGAACGCTGGGGTTGGTATCAAAGCTTTGTTCGATTGTCGCGTGAACTTAGAATCCACGTTCGAGATGTGGGAAAAGAGCCTATTCATGAATCACTCACGCTATTATCTTACCTAATCGATGAGTCGGCAGAGGAAGCGAGACAAATTAAAAAACAAATGAAATGAGAACATTTTACCAAGCAATTGATTACATAAAAACCACGCTCGAAAGTGCGCCGCTCCTTAACACAATCACTCAAGGCACGGACATAATCGACAACGTAAAAAAAAATATATTTCCCTTAGCTCACATCAACGTACTATCGTCAGTCGTTAGTACTGGCGTTGTGACTTTCACTTTTGAGGTTGCGGTGGTTGACATTCGCAATATGTCAAAGGTGCAAATCAAGGACAAATTTTTAGGCAACGACAACGAACTCGACAACCTAAACACTTGCCACGCGATACTCAACTACATGATTACAAAGATGCAGCTCAGACGCAACGATAACGACATCGAGTTGCAGAACGAGCCAAATTTACAGCCGATATTTATGGCGTTCACAAATGCCTTAGACGGTTGGAAATGTGACATTGAGTTAAGCGTTCCAAACGACCAATTTAGCGTGTGCTGCGATGGAAACTAAAATAGTTCAACAGGCCCTAAATGATTTCGGCGCGTTAGTTGTTCAGCGAGCGCAGGCCAATTTAAAACAAGGTGGCAAATATGGTTCACACGATACAAGCGGAAACCTGTCAAGGTCGCTTACTTTTAAAACAAAGATAAACCCAAACTCGTTGGAGTTTGATTTCTTTGCTGAGTCGTATTGGAAATTCCTTGACTATGGTGTAAAAGGAAAAGTAAGTGGAAATAAAGCACCAAACTCGCCTTATCAATTTGGAAGTGGGACAGGCAAAAAGGGAGGTTTAAGAGCTTCTATTGATAAATGGGTTGTTCGTAAAGGATTAGCAGGAACAAGAGGAAAAGATGGTCGTTTCACAACGCGAAAGCAAATGGTGTCAATGATTAGCCGAAGTATTTACATGAAAGGAACACCCGAGACTAAATTTTTCCGCTCGGCATTTGATTTAGAATACCAAAACTTTGACCAAGTTATAGCCGAAAAATACGGTTTAGACTTGGAATCATTTTTAAAATATGTAGTAAATGAAAATATTAAACGTTAGATCGCCTTATTTTATAGAAGTCGATGAGACCGACCAAGTTGCAGCGCAGGTTAAATTGTGGATTTGGCATAAAGGCGAAACCGAGCCGACTGATGCAACATACACCCTTGAGAAAAAAATTGTTTCGGATGCATCTCCTGCGATTGTATTTAACATCGCTTCTTTTATCGCTGAGAAAATCATGCCAATTGATGCGGAACCAAGAGTGGCTCCTCACGAAGAGTCAAACGATGTTTGGGTATACGTTCACGCTGAGTGGAATTACCAACTTGATGGTGATAAAACTTGGTATCCAGTTCGTGAGATTAACTACATTGGTGTGAATGGGTTTACGTCATACATGGGTGGCGCAAATCAAGTTACAAACGGGCCAATTGTCTACCTTACAAATCCAGATATTAAGCAATATTATAACGAGGATTTGCCTCAAATTGATTTGCCATATTTTAACGTATTAATTGAGCATGATGGCGAGTCACTTACTGAGGTAAAATGGACAAATCGACGAACTTTAAGCTCAAGCACTCGAGTAATTTTAGACGATAGTTTCCCTGCGGACACTTATATGTTTATGATACCCGCAAAAGACGCGGGAATTTCAGACCATAACTTCGGAAACGATGTAACAATCGAGAGCGAACTTATTGAAACGATGCAACCAACAGTCACATTTTTACCAATTTGTGAGGCTAAATACACCCCTGTGATTTGCGAGTTTATAAATCGATACGGGGGCTGGCAATTCCTTACATTTTTCAAGGCTCAAACAAATAGTTTGCAAGTTGAAAACTCTACTTTTCAACTATTGCCCGACAATTGGGATTACAATCCGCTGCGAAATCAGTTTCAATCGTTCAATTTTAAAGGTAAGCAATCAGTCACTTTGAATACAGGATGGGTTGATGAGAATTTCGCCAACGTGATTACTGATTTAATGTTGAGCGAAACGGTGCTATTGGATAACAAACCAGTAAACGTAAAGAGCAAATCGACTGCACTCAAAACGCGATTGAAGGATAAAAACATTAATTACACAATTGACTTTGAGTACTCTTATAACCTTATAAATGACGTCGTATAATGCAGACAGTACAACTTTACATTTATGTTGACGATGCTCTTGGTGTACCTGTTGCGCATCGGATTGAATTATTTAACGACGAAAAAATAAGCGTTACCTCAAGCGTTCAAAACTTCAACGACATTGGTAAGTTATTTACTGACTACTCGCAGTCGTTTACAATCCCCGCGAGCAAACATAACAATGCAGTTTTGCGCCACTGGTATGAATCGGCAGTCGGGGAAACGAGCGAATCAAATCCGCTTAACGTGGATGGAGCTTTTGACCATAGGATAAAATACTACGGATTTATCGAGATTGATACAATCCCCTTTCGAGATGGTAAGTTTACAATGGACAAAGCCAATAAAAAGAATGGGTTTATCGAAAGCTATACAATTAATTTTGTAGGTAATTTGGTGCAACTCAAGGACAAATTTTTAGAGGATAAGCTCGCAAGTTTGCCTCGATTAAGTGAGTTAAATTTAGATTACAATTTAGCTTCAGTTGTTGCAACTATGAACTCAACAACTGCAACGGATGTTTATTTCCCCATTATTGGAAACGATAGGAGGTATGAATATCAAACAGGCGATACCGCAGACGATGTGACTTTGCTTAGTGGTGGGATTAATTATGAGGATTTATTCCCTGCTATTCGTGTGACAAAAATATTTGAGTATATCCAATCAAAATACGGACTTACATTTACAGGAGAATTTTTAAATAGTCAGACTTTCAGCAAATTGTTTTTGTATTGCAAAAATGCTGATAAAATGGTTTTTAGAAGTTATTTAACGCAAGTTGATTTACCGTTTGGTGTTACAGGTTTAGACCCTATAACAAACACTTTAAATGTACAATATAGGCAATATGAAATGGATTGGAATATAACTACGAGTTTATACCCACCATATCCATATACTGATCCCGATACTTTTTTCCCTGATGGTGTACAATATGAACTGAGAGTTGTTACAAGCTCAACAAATTATAACGTTCACGTTTATAATAATGGAGTTCCTTATTTATCTTTTTTAAATTTAAATGGAAATAGTCAAAATACTTTTTTTTGGCGTATTGGCTTATTTACAGAAACATATAATTTTACATTTTTTATAAATTCAGATATTGGCGCAGTAACTTTTTATACTCAATTATCTTTTAGCGGTTATAAATTATCTACATTAGAAACACCTTTTACGGGTGGATATTTTGGAATTGCTGAAGATGCAACTTCCTCTTCACAAACCACAAGCGGACAGTTAAACATTCCAAGTTTAGTTCCCGATATTAAAGTTAGCGATTTTATCACAGGATTGGTTAAGATGTTTAATATGGTAATTGTGCCAACTGCTGAGGATACATTTGATTTTGTGCCTGTAGAAATGTGGTATCAAAACGGAGCTGATATAGATTTGACCGAGTACGTCGAAGCTGAGGATATTGAAATTAATAAACCTAAATTATTCAAAAGAATTGATTTCAAACACGAAAAATCGGAGAACGTTTTAAACACAAACTACAGGGAAATGAATCCGCCACTTGAGTACGGCGATTTATTTTTTGACAATCCAAACTCAGCCTTTACCGATAAATACGAAGTTAAAACACCTTTTGAGGATGTAATGTGGGAGCGTACTACGGGAACTGATTTTTTAACCGCTACCATGTGGAATAAAAACCTACAACCATACACTCCAAAACCTATTTTAATGTATGACAATGGTATCGAAACTTTTGAGGGTGCCTCAACAAATTCGATATATTTTAAAAATTCAAGCGGTGCAAATATTTTATCAAATAAATACCGTCGTTTTTCAAATGAAATACAACTTGCAGGAACTGACTTGTCATACCTTCAAACGTTAAATTGGGGCGTTGAGAATTCAGTTTGGAATTTATCATTTGCACCAAACGGATTGTATCAACAATTTTATAGCCAGTATATAAATAACCTTTACAACCAACGAACTCGCGTTTTAAAAGTTAAGGCGCATTTAGGCACTCAATTATTGACATCGATTAAAATCAATGATCGAATTGCGTTATCAAATAAACGCTATTTAATCAACACGATGACAACCGACCTTACAACAGGTGAAGTCAATTTGGAGTTAATAAACGATTTTAGAGATGTAAGACAAAACACAACTTACTTGCGTTTTTCAAATATTCAAACTTTACAAGTCGATAACACGGCTCAAGAGGTTCAATACATAATTTACCGCAATGATTACGACACTTTTGACGTAAAATTGTCAAGCGACTTTTTGAGCTATACGCTTTCAACTGATAACGATACCGATATTTTACTCGACGTGACTATTCCTGCAAATGCAACGGCAGCGGATCGCCTTGACGCGGTATTTTTAGAATATTTTAGAGGAGGCGTTTCAACAATTATAACTTTACCAGTCCTACAATATGCTTAATAATATACTACAAATGCTCAAAATAGCGGAGCAATACGATAAAAACGAAATAATCTCAATCGCCAAAGGTCGATATGAGTACACAAAAAACTATTTACAACTATTTAAAAAGGCACTGAAATGGCAATAGAGAAGGTTATAGACATAAAAGTACAAGGCAACGTCAACGAGGCGGTTGGCTCTTTACGCTCGCAGTTAAAAGCTGCGCAAGCTGAGGTCGCCGCGTTGTCGGATAAATTTGGAGCAACGTCAGCGGAGGCGATTAATGCGGCCAAACGTGCGGGAGAATTAAAGGATCGAATCGGTGATGCCAAAGCGTTGACTGACGCATTCAATCCCGACGCTAAATTTAAGGCTTTAACCTCGTCTTTGTCGGGTGTTGCCGCTGGGTTCTCAGCTTATCAAGGCGCGCTCAATTTGGCAGGTGTTGAAAATAAAAACTTAGAGGAGTCGCTTTTAAAAGTGCAAAGCGCGATGGCTTTGTCTCAAGGATTGCAAGCGTTAGGAGAAAGCCGCGACTCATTCAAGCAACTCAAAGCCGTTGCAACCGATGCGCTCAAAGGAATTAAAGCGGGAATCGGTGCGACTGGGATAGGTCTTTTGGTTGTATCACTTGGGTTAATCGTTGCCAATTGGGAGGCAATTGTAGCCTCAGTAAAAGAGGCGTTTCCTGCGCTTAACAATATTGGAAACGTATTTAATAAATTAAAGGAGTACGCTTTCGGGGCGGGTAATGTAATTAAAAATTACATCCTTGCACCATTCAAAGCGTTAGGGCAATTGATTAGCGGCGATTTTAAAGGTGCAATTGAGGAGATAAAAAAAGGTTTTGACGTTGTTGGTAACTACGAGCAAGGTGCAGCAAAAGAGCGACAAAGCCAAAGAGATGCGGCAGCGGCTGAGGCATTAGCTAAATTGGTAAAAGACAACGAAAACCGAATAGCGGTATTAAAAGCATCGGGTAAAGATACTTATAGTTTAGAGCTTGAGAATCTAAAAAATAAACAAAAATTATATAAGGATGACCAAGAGAAACTTGACCAAGCCTTGCAAGACGAGCGCGTTTTAAGAGCTACACATGGCAAACAAATTAGCGACACACAAGCAGCAATCGATAAAAAACTTGCGGAAGAGCGATATGCAGCGCGTCAAAAAGAGGCTGAGGAATTAGCAGAATTAGCAAAAATAAAAGCTGAAAAAATACAAGAGGATTTTGACAACTTATACAAGGCAAATCAAGACGCTGAAAAATTAATTACCGAGTCAACAATGACTCAACAAGAAATTGAAACGGCGGCGATTGATAAAAAATATGAAGACCAAATTGCACTTGCTACAAAATTAGGTCAAGACACTACGGTATTAACTGACGCCTTTGCTCTTGAGCGTACTGCTATTGCTCAAAAATATCAAGACCAAGAGAACCTAACAAAAGAGGAGCAAAAAAAGAAAGACGATGAAATCGCAAAGCAATCGCTTGAACGTGATCGAGCAGTAGCAAATGCCAAACTCGATATAGCTCAAAATACAATGGCTTTGATTGGAGAAATTGCAGGCAAAGGCTCAGCAGTAGGTAAGGCCTTAGCGGTTGCTCAAGCTACAATAAGCGGATATCAAGGTGTGCAAAGCGCGTATACAACTGCTCAAGCCTCTCCGATTACAATTGGATTTCCTGCATACCCTTATATTCAAGCGGGACTTGCTGGAGCATTCTCAGCTTTGCAAATTAAAAAAATACTTTCAACTGACGCAAGTGGATCGAGTACTCCAAATTTAGGAGGCGGAGGCGGAGGAGGTACAATGCCACCTCAATTCAATGTTGTTGGCGCAACTGGTGTCAATCAATTAGCGGGTGCAATTGGTGCAAAGGAACAAACACCAGTGCAAGCCTATGTCGTAGCCAATAACGTTACAACGGCCCAATCCTTAGATCGCAACATCATATCGAGCGCAACGCTTGGAGGGTAATATTTTAGGGTTATAACCTTAAAAAACTATAAAATTTTAAGGTTATAGGTTTAAAAAAGAGTTAAATATTCAATTTAAAAATTGAAAACGAAAAAAAGTTTATAACAAACAATTAAAAATCAGTTATTAGGGTATGGACACTTACAAAGTAATGTTTAATGAGGAGGAGAACGACGGCGTTTATGCCGTTTCACTCGTATCCGATCCAGCAATTGGGGTGCAGTTTATCACTTTGTCACAACAAAAAGAGATACAACTCGCAACTATAAACGAAGAGCAGCGCATTTTATTGGGCGCGGTATTGATACCAAACCAACCTATTTATCGCAACCAAGACGGCCACGAGTTTAACATCGTATTCCCAGCCGAAACGATAAAACAAGTACAACAAAATTTCAGCCGTCAAGGATATCAGAACAATTCAACGATTGAGCATTCTGGTACACAAATCGAGGATGTAACATTTGTTGAGACGTGGATAAAAGAAGACGAGGTACACGATAAGTCGGTACACTACGGATTTAATGAGCCAATCGGGACGTGGTTTGCTGCAATGAAAGTAAACAACGATGAAATTTGGACAAATTATGTCAAGACAGGTAAAGTCAAAGGCTTCTCAATTGATGGGGTTTTTGATATGGAAAAAGTAAATTTAAAAAGTGAATATAGTATGAATTTAAATGAAATCGTTAACGCGATAAAAGACGGTTTCGCTTCGGTAAAGTTATCAAGCGAGACTGAGCAAGTGGAAGTTGCAATGGCTACCATGATGCTCAAAGATGGTGTTACCGTTTTGGAAGCTGAATCTTTCGACGCTGGCGTGCCTGTGTTTATTGTGGCTGAAAACGGAGACAAAGTTCCAGCTCCAATTGGAGAACACGAACTTGAAGACGGACGAGTTTTGGTAATTACCGAGGAAGGTATGATTGCCGAAATTAAAGAAATGGAAGTTGAAGAGGTAGAAGTTGAAGAGGCTCCTATCGAAATGACAAGCGAAAATCAATTCGCTGAGTTAGTAAAATCAATCGTTACATCAATGAGCGTTGAAGTTGCTAAACAAATCGAAGCGGTAAGAACTGAGTTAAGCTCACAAATCGCTGAGGTAAAAACTTCTCAAGTTGAGGTTAAGGCTTCAACAAAAGCGAAACCCGAAGTTAAAGAGGTTTCAAACTCAAACGTGAAATTAACAAGATCACAAAAAATTCAAAATAATCTTAAAAACTTAAATTAAAAAATGGCTACAACTACAAATGTAAGTTCAAATTATGCTGGTAGAGATGCCGGTATGATTATCGGTCAAGCGTTCAAAACGATTGACACTATCGAAAAAAATGCGGTAACTATCGCTGAAAATGTAAACTACAAATTGTCTTTGCGTAAAATCGCTTACACTGACGGAACAACTGCATACACTTGCGGATTTGCTCCTGCTGGGACAATTGTATTAAACGAAAACTTAATCGAGCCTTTCAAATTCAAAAATGATTTTGACGTTTGTAAAGAGGATTTCCGTGCTACTTGGTCTGATGGAATCATGGGCGCAGGTGCTGCAAATGGTACTGCTCCTTCTGACATTATGGATGCAATCCAAGCTGAGGTTTTGGGTGCTATCGGAGAAAAATTGGAGACTGACATTTGGCAGTCATCAACAAACTTTGACGGTTTCTTAACTTTGTTTGCTGACGATGCTGACGTAAACAAACCAACTGCTGACGCTGCCGTAACTGAGGCAAACGTTTTGGCTAAGTATTTGAAACCAGCTTTGGCTGCTGTGCCAATCGCTTTGAGAAACAAAGAATTAATTTTCGCAGTTTCTCCTGACGTTGCTCAATACTACGCTTTTTACTTGTCAACTCAAGGTATTGTTTACGGAAATGGTAACAACGACTTCGCTTTAACTTTCGGACGTCACACAATGACTGTATTAAACGGATTGCCTGCAAACACCGTAGTAATCTACGAGCGTAAAAACTTAGTTTTCGCTACTGGTTTGACTGCTGACCACAACCAAGTTGCTTTAGTTGACGAAGACGAAATCGGTCTATTGACTGGTAAAGTTCGCGGAAAAGTAGTTTACAACGTTGGTGTTGGATATTACAACGCTGAGGAGATTGTTTACTTGACTTTAGACTAATTACTAACAATACCGCTCGTTAACTCGGGCGGTTTTAATACCTAAAACGGGATGTCGTGTTTAATAACAAAGGGTAAATTATTAGGTTGCAAAGACCAACGAGGCGGAATTAAAAATTTGTATTTTGCAAATTACGCTGATTATGGTTACACGATTGCAGCTCAAGTATTGACCGATCTTGGAGACCTTGCTGAGGTTTTCAAATACGAGGTAAAGGCTACAACAAACGCCTTGACCGAAACTGGTACAAGTTCAGAGGATAACGGAACATTTTTAAACGCCCAATCTTTGGCCGTTACACTTCCGAAATTAGGTGCTGACTTGCAAGCTCAAATCCAATTAATTTGCGCTGGACGCCCTCAAGTTTTCGTTGAAGACTACAACGGAAATATAATGTTGATTGGTGCTACTAATGGTACTATGTCAAACTGCACAAAAGTAAGCGGAGGAGCAGGAGCCGATTTAAGCGGTTACACTTTAACCATCGCTGCTGAGGAGTCTAACTTATCTCCATTCTTAAATTCAGCGATGATAACTGCGCTTTATGCGTTAGTTTCTGAAGACGTTGTTTCTTAATTCTTTTCATAGTTTTGTCATTAAACGCTCCTTATTGGGGCGTTTTTTGTTACAAAACAACAAATTTCAGTTATTATAGTATGTGGATATTCAATTTAACTGCGCCTTATCAATTCAGATGCATTCCAAGAGGCTACAATAGTGGCGAAATCACGTTTTTATTGCGTGATGAAACGCGAGACATCACTCACGAAATTGATGTAACTGGCGTATATTACCAAAACAATGTTTTAGTATTGGTATTTGATGAGCCGATCATGAAGGAGGGCCAATCGTTTGAGGTTACAATCAACGAGGATGACAATTTAATTTATAGAGGCAAGGCTTACGCAACGGCTCAGACTGACTTAGAAAATTTTGAACTCAATAAAGGAGTTTTAAAAGTATAATTTTATGGAAAAATTACAGATTATAAACCTATCGAATTACATTCGCCCCGAAATTAAAGAGGTGTCGGGTAAAAAGTGGGTGTTAAATGGAGACAAAAACTCGTTTTATCAAGTCATTATTGACGCCTATAACGGATCGCCTACAAACTCGGCTATCATTGATAGCTATTCGCAGTTCATTTATGGTAAAGGATTGACATCAAAAGACAAAGCACGCAAGCCAAGCGAATGGGCGGCAATCATTTCGCTCGTTTCTAAAAAAGATTTGCGTAAAATATGCAAGGATTTCGAGATGTTTGGCGAGGCTTCAATCGAGGTCAAATATGTAAATGGCAAAATCCAACGTTGTTTTCATGTAGCCAAACAACGCATCGCTCCCGAAGTTGCAAACGAGGAGGGGGATATTACAGGATATTATTATAGCTACGACTTTGCAAACGTAAACAAATATAAACCCGAGCGAATTGATGCGTTTGGTTATGGCGAAGGAATGGGCGAACGCTCAGAAATTTACATTATTCGCGATTACCAAGTTGGGCAATTTTACTATTCTAACCCGAGTTATGTGTCGGGAATTAGTTGGGCGAAAATGGAGGAGGAAATTTCCAACTATTCAATCAATCACATTCAAAAAGGATTGAGCTTCGGCCATATTATTAACATGAACGCTGGAGTGCAAGAGTCAATTGAAACAATCCAAGAGAATACACGCCAAATTCGTAATCACTTAACAGGATCACAAAATGCAGGCGCATTCTTTTTAAATTGGAACGACAATAAAGATAGCGAAATCACAATCTCCGCTTTGGAAGTTAGCGACGCGCACCAACAATATGCATATTTGAGTGAAGAGGCAAGGCAACAACTTTGCACGGCTCACAAATTGACTTCGCAAATGCTTGTTGGGATTTCAAGCTCAAAAGGATTTAGCTCAACGGCTGACGAAATACGAGTTGGATTTGAGGAGTTAATGATAAATGTAATCAAACCAAAGCAAGAGATTATACTCGACGGATTGATGGAGATTTTTGCCGTGAACGGAATTACTTTGGACTTACAATTTGAAAGTTTAAGAGCTGAGGATTTAGTTACCGCAGACTCGACAACCGCTGATGTAATGACAGGCACAAACGACGCAGCGGTTTCTTATAACGGAGCGCAAATTGCGTCAGCGATTGACATATTCGCCAAAGTAAAAGAGGGTATTTTAACAACCGAGCAAGCGATTGTTTTCCTTGTTCAATTCTTAAACATTCCAGCTCAAGTAGCGCAAGCGTTATTTTCGCAACAAGCCGCAGCGGTTACGCAATTAAGTCAACACGTTTGTTGCTCAAAAGACGATAACGGATTGTCGGAAGTTGCTGACGCGCTTATCGAGATGGGCGAAATTGTAGACGAGAATGAATGGGTTGAGGTTGACGCTATACCAGTGCGAGGCGATTTAGAGATTAATGAAATTACTTTGAACTTAGCTAAGTCGTTTGCAAGTTTCCCAAACGTAACTAGCGAACAAGACACGATGCTTTTTAAAATCCGCTATTCATACGAGGGCCGTTTAGGTGCCGAGCGTGATTTTTGTCAAAAAATGGTAAGCGCAGGGCGTACTTATCGCAAAGAGGACATCACTCTTGCAGGCTCAAAAGGCGTAAATAAAGGATTTGGGCCTCAAGGTGCAGACGATTATAGCATTTGGCTCTATAAAGGCGGTGTTAATTGCAATCATTTTTGGATGAGAAAAATATATTTGCGTCGAAATAACACACAAATAAGCGTAAACGAGGCACGAAAAATGATTTTAGAACTCGATCCAGCCGACCGACCAATGGCGAGATGGCAAGAAAATGAGCCTGAGGTTGCACAAACCGCGTCAGAGTCAAACAATTTTTGGTCATTAACTCCAAACTATCGTCAATAAATGGCAACTATTATACTACTTAAAGAAAACGAACTTACTAAAAACACCCTACTTGGGGGTAATATTGACATCGATTTATATATACCCTGTATCGCAGACGCGCAGCGCACACGATTGGAGGAGATTTTAGGCGAGACATTATACGATAAAATTTGTGACGACTTCGATAACGACGATTTGGTGGACGATTACTTAATTTTGTACGAAGATTACATCAAACCTTTTTTAATCGCTGCAAGCGCGGTTGAGTACCTCCTAATCGGGGCGTATAAAGTAAACAATAACGGTATATTTAAGTCGCAACCCGACAACTCGGTGGCAATTGATAAAACCGAAGTTGATTATTTGGTTAATAATATGCGATTAAAAAGCGAAATGTATCAAGACCGCATGTTGCGCTGGCTTAATAAATTTCACTTACCTGAGTATGTAAGTAATTCCAATAACATCGTCAACCCTTTGCGTTCGCGTTTAATTTGTGGCAAATGGTGGCTTGATCGACCATACTAAATATGAGAAAAGTAGACAAACGAACTGAGGAAAACATCAAAAAATTAAAACTATTTTTAAAAAATGGCATCGACACTAAACTTTACGACCAAAAGAGGGGACACGTTCAAACAAACGGACTTCCAAATAAACGTTAACGACGAAGCTCTTAACCTTACAGGCGCAGACGTTAGAATGCAACTCAGAAAAGAGGCAGGCGGAGTGGTTGCACTTGAGGTGCCAATTACTATTTTTGACGCTACCAATGGCGAGTTTTGTATTGATGAGCAAATAATCGACATACAGGCTTGCACCTACAAATATGACATTCAAATCACTCAGGATAGTGGCGAGGTTGATACTTGGATCAGTGGATTATTTACAGTAACCGACGACATTACACGATAAGCATGGCTGACAATGTAAATATAATAGTACAAGACACGATCAACGAGATCGTCGTAAATGCAGCGGTTGTAGTTGAGACAATCGACATCAACGTACAAACAAATATCGATGAGGTTCAAATTATAGCCAATCCAAATAACTACGTTGTAAATATCAACCGAATTATTGGCGAGCAAGTGCAGTCGGATTGGACACAAACGGACAACCAAGCTCCAGACTATATTAAAAATAAGCCGAGCATTCCTGCTGCGCAAGTCAATTCGGATTGGGATGCGACTACTGGCGTGGCTGAGATTTTAAACAAGCCTACAATCCCTGCGGCTCAAGTCAATTCGGATTGGGACGCAACCACTGGCGTTGCTCAAATACTTAATAAGCCAACTTTGGCAACCGTTGCAACAAGTGGCAGTTATAACGATTTAATAAACAAGCCGACAATCCCAACTGCAACGAGTGATTTGACAAACGACGGAAGCGATGGTGTAAATCCATTTATAACTGCTGCCGATATACCTCCAGTAACAGGCTTTGTTCCATATACAGGTGCAACGTCTAACGTCGATTTAGGAACACATACTTTAAGCGCAAAAGATTTAGTTATAAACCATTCAAGTGGCAACGGTGTAGCGGCTTCAATTACAAAGGGCGGAGCAGGCGAAGCGTTGACTATTAACAAAACAAGCGGTAGCGGTAACGCAATGAGTGTAACAGGTGGCGTTACGCAGTTAGATGAGTTGCATTTAACTACTGACTTGGCAGATTCTTATATTGCAAGCGCAGTAACTTGGAACGGCAAATTCACACTTCCCGCACTAACAAGCGGCAGCGTTTTATTTTCAAATGGCACGACCATAGCGCAAGACAATAGCAATCTATTTTGGGATGACACGAATAATCGTTTAGGGATTGGAACAAATAATCCAACTGCATACTATGCTAAAAAATTAGTTGTTGCCTGTCCCGATGAGGATGGTGTTACTATTTTAGCGAATACAGTTTCATCAACAAATTACCTTGCTTTTGCCGATGGAGTTACAGGTAACGAAGCGTTTAGAGGTTATGTAAGCTATAAGCATCAAACAGACCAATTAACTTTTGGTTCAGCAGGAACTTTAAGAATGACAATAGCTTCAACAGGCAACGTCCTAATTGGAACCACAACCGACGCAGGTTTTAAATTAGACGTAAACGGAACGGCGAGAATTGCAAATAAACTATCAGTTGGAACTCCATCTGCTGCTTCAGCATTAATGGAAATTACATCAACTACTTTAGGATTCCTACCACCGAGAATGACAAATGCACAAAAATTAGCAATTACTACACCCGCTGCGGGCTTAGTTGTTTACGATACGACTTTGAATAAATTATGCGTAAGAACGGCCTCAAGTTGGGAAACAATAACATCAATATAAATAAAAATGGCACAAATTCAACCGATTGATTTTCCCTTTACAGGCGAAGCTACACAACTAAAAGTTTTAATTCTTAACTTTCCAACCGATGCGAACACTTGCACGACTTACAACGAACTTTTAACCGAAGAAGGGTTAATGTGTGCAAATTGGAATTACACGCTAACCGATGATGAGTTTGCAGCGTGGGGCGAGGATAACACTTGGATTGAAACTTGCGTGGCAAAAGACAAAAACATTACTATTTTAACATACTAAAAATGGAGGAATTAAACGTACTTAAGCAAGCGATTGAAATTGCAGTAAAAGCGGGAGTTTATCAAATGGCTGATGTGGTTGCTTTGTCCCAAATATTGGATAAATTAGTGACAAAATTGCAAGAAGATGAAACAAATTAAGGAACACATCCTGCCGATTATTTTAATTGTATTGGGTATATTAGACCAAACAACGCATTTGCTCGTTGATTTAATTAGTCAGTTAGGATTGCCCGATTATTTTGGAACAATCCTTAAAATTTTAGTTATTACTTTGGGAGCGATTCGTTTATACCTCGCCCAGCCAAACAAATTTAATTCATGAGCAACATTGAAAGCGAACGCCTTGACCGAATAGAGCAGCACATCAAAGAGATTAAAAAAGATAGCGAGATTCGCTCAGCCGACATCAAAGAGATTAAACAAGCTCTTTTGGGTAACGACCTCAACGGCTTTCGTGGTTTAGTTTGGAAAATATCCGACATCGACAACCGAGTAATTGATTTAGAGGAAAACGACGCCGAGCTTAAGGTTTACATCAAACAAGCCAAAGTTATAGCCGTAGCGTTTACCGCCGCGCTCATTACATTATTATTCAAAGCATTTGCAAAATGAAACTAAACAACGCGGGATATCGATTGATTTGTAAATTCGAGGGTTTTAGCTCTAAGCCGTACCTTTGCAGCGCAAAAGTGCCGACGATTGGCTACGGTAATTGTTACTATACAAACGGCAAAAAAGTCACGCTATTGGACAAGCCAATCACGGAACTGGAAGCCTTTGAGATGTTTAAAGTAATAGCTGACAAATTCGCAGCAAGAGTGAGTAAATTAGTTACATCGCCGCTTGATCAAGGACAATTCAACGCGCTAGTTTCACTAACGTACAACATCGGCCCTGCCAACTTCGAGAAATCCACGCTTTTGCGTAAGGTCAACTTCAACCACTTTGATCCGTCAATTCGGGCCGAGTTCCTGAAATGGAATAAAGCGGGCGGAAACGTTTTAAAAGGTCTTACAATCAGACGCAAAGCCGAAGCCGACATATATTTTGGAGAGTAAAATCACATACAAGGGCGAAATCGCTCGAGAGTATATAGCAAAGTTTCCAAAGTCATCAACGATGGCAATCTCAAGACTATTGCACCAGGATTACCCGATTGACTTTATAAGCGTTGACAATGCGCGAAATGTTGTAAGATTGCACCGAAACGAGAAAAGAGATAGGAAGCAAAAAGACGCGGTCGGCGAACGTACGGACAAAGAAAAAAAACAATTTATGAGTAAAGAGTTTGAGTTACCCGAAAGCGACTACGAAAAGCAAGGCACGGTTATAGTGCCGAACAAAAACATTTTGTTTTTAACGGACATTCACTTCCCCTACCAAAACAACGACGCGCTTAGATTGGCGATTGACTACGGCAAGGCTGAGAACGTGGACTGCGTTTACTTAAATGGGGACACAATTGACATGTATATGCTATCTCGATTTATTAAAGATCGCCGTTTGCGTAATATGGCCGACGAGCTTGAGATGACTCGGAACTTTTTAAAGAATTTACAAGACCATTTCCAATGCCCGATATATTTTAAGATTGGTAATCATGAGGATCGCTGGCAAAACTTCCTCAAATTGCAAGCTCCCGAATTGTTAGGCATTCCAGACTTTGAACTTGCAACGATTTTACGCTTTGGCGAGTTTGGAGTGCAAGAAGTCAAGTCAAAACAAATCGCAAAAGCGGGTAAATTGCCACTATTGCACGGACACGAATTTTTTAGCGGCTTTGCGCCACCTGTTAACCCAGCGCGTGGCCTTTATATGAAAGCAAAAGAGTCTTGTATTATAGGCCACCACCATAGAACGTCGGAACATACTGAGGTTAATCTTAGCGGAGACGTTACTACCACCTGGAGCGTGGGTTGCCTGTCAGGATTAAGCCCGGATTATATGCCTTTCAACTCTTGGAACAACGGCTTTGCCCACATTCACGTTGAAAAAACAGGCGATTATGAGGTGAACAACTTGCGAATTGTCGAAAATAAAATCCGATAAAATGAGATATTTATTTATATTGCTATTATTGGCAAGCTGCGGTGCGCGTAAAGTGAACAAAAGCACAACCGAGACCGAGACAAAAAGCGAAATATCGGTAACTGATTCCACAAAAGTATATACAAATGAGGTATCCGAAGAGGATATACACACCGATGAGTTTGAGATCACGCCAGTAGACACCCTCAAACCGATTGTTATTATAGACTCGCAAGGCAAAAAGACCACAATTAAGAACGGCCGTATTAAGAAACGAACGCAAATAAGCCGATTTAAGGCGATTAAATCTCAAAGCGTACACAATACACGCAAAACTAAAAAAACTGCGACACAATCGACCAAAGCAAGCGAGAAACACGTTGAGCGCAAAGAGTCGTTCGGTTGGATTTGGTTACTACTTATTATTGCGGTGATTCTCTACATTTACCGCCGCTTTTTTATCTCCCGTTTTATTTAGAATTGATATAAACAAGCATTAAAAACAAACTTTGTTTAATTTTTTGTTGTTTAATTAATTTGTTGTTATATATTTGCTCCAACAAAATCAAACAACTATGAAATACTTTTTACAACATCGCAAACCACAGTACATTTTTTGTTTAATTATGGCCGCATATTTTATCGGTCAACTAATCTTAAGATCATAATGGAAAATTTAGAACTTGAAATCAAAAAACACGAACGCGCCATCAAAATACTTGAGGCGTTTAAAGAATCAGACCGCCGCTTTAACGACCACAAAAATCGAATCGAACGCAACGAGCGTTTATTTGGTTGGGATGTGCAAGACTGGAACAAACAACGAATGATTGCTAACTTTAATATCGGCCTTAGATTGGCCCGAATGTATGAGAACTTATAGACTATATTATTACACCGAGCAGTACGATGAGTGCTACGATTACGACATCGACATTGAAGCCAGCAGCATAGCTGAGGCAATACTTATTTTCAATCAGTCCTCAATAGTTTGTAAGCGCGTTTGGCGCGTTGAGGAGTTACCATTTAGACACAAATAACAAATGAGAAACGAACGAAACGCAGGGCGCAAGCCAAAATTTGGTGAAGGAGTAGCCACAAAAATACTCCACAAATTAATCCCCGTAGACGCGGAAAACGAAATTAAAAAATCAATTGAAATAATATCACTAAAATGGAGCAAAAACAAATAAACTTAAAAGAGGCTAAAAAATTCGACAAATGGATGAAAAAAACCGTGAAATCGGTTTACTATTCCGATCACAAAAAAATGACTAACGCATACTTAAAATTAAATTAAAATGGGAGCAAACGCAAAACTATTCCTTGAAAATTCAGAGCAACTTATAACGATGTACGAGCCATCGTTTACAAAAAAAGACGCAATACTTACAGGTAAGCGAATGGTCGACAATGTAATCGAGAGCGGAGACGTCGACAAGCACATGTTTATGGCGAACATTTGCCGACTTAAAGAGGTAGTTAACTCAGCCGACGCGGAAATGCGTAAGCACTTGCCCGAAGAAAAAATGACTTGCTACGGTGTCGAGTTTACACCAGTAAACGGAGGCGAAACTATAAACTACTCGGAGGATCCAATTTACTGCCAATTAAAAAACGATTTAGATCAGCGCGTTGAGCTGCTTAAATTGGCTTTAAAACAAATGCAAACAATTTTCGACGCGTATGGTAACGAGGTGCCAAAAGTCTCAACAACGCCACGCAAATCAAGTATAACATTAAAATTTTAATTATGATACAAGAAACACTTGAAGAAGCTGCTGAAAAATATAATTCACAGTTCGTAAGTCAAAATGAATTTGCTATTGAAGATTTTATAAATGGTGCTAAATGGCAAGCAGAAAAAATGTATAGTGAGGAAGAAGTATTAGTTAAACTATATGAGTGTTTAGGACACTTTGCATATCATCATAACATTGTAATAAATGGTAATGAAATTAATGAATGGTTTGAACAATTTAAAAATAAATAAGATTATGGAAGTAGGACAAAAAGTAAGATTGCGCGAGACAAGTATATTCGTAGCACTGGAAGACCGACACAACCCACGCGATAAATATGGAACGGTTGTAGAAATAGGCAACGAGTCAAGAGACAAACGCCGAACGTTTGAGCTTCCAGTCGTGGTTGATTGGGGCGGGTTTACAAATAGTTACCGATATATTGACCTTTATGAAATATAGTCGCCCTATTGAAATAGCTAAAATTATTAAAGACGTTACAAAAGTAAATGTCTTTGAGAAGCGCAGGACTCTTGAAATAGTTGACGCTCGAGCATTATTTTGCTATGTTTTACGAGTTGATTTAAGATACAAATCGGTTGAAATTCGGGAGATTATACGCAAAAAAAGGCCATACGATCACGCAACAGTATTGTATATGGTAAAAATATACGATAATGATGTGCGATATAGAAGACCCGACCTGGAGGAGTTACGCCTGCAACTAATCAACCAATACTCACCCTATTTTATAATGGTCAAAAAGGCCAAATCAATCGAGGACGAGGAGTTAATGAATCAAATTATTAATTTAATTAATGAATATGAAAGCAAAAAACAAGAGGGAGCTTATCTTTGTGACGCGAGCTGCGATTGAGGCGGCTGCATTTTTAATAATCATAACCGCAATAGGATGGCTAATATCACACCTTTAACGAGAATCAAAAGAGTAATGCGATTTTACTACAATCGAGGAGTAAATTCGGAACGAGTTAACGATTTATATAAAAAAATTTTGTCAGATAAATATAAATCAGTAATTTAGCCTTATCATAATAACCGCAGCAAGGCTCGAGCTGCTTCATTTCGTGCCACAAAAAACAATAATATTATGAGTAATTCAAACAGACGCGCTGCATTCTCGCAGCCAACAACAAACCCAGCAACAAAATTTTTCGAGTGGAAATCAAACGAAAAAACGTTTGCTTACTACGACAAAGAGAACAAAACAAACGTGAGCGTTGAGCTTCCGTTTAAATTCTTAGTTCTCGACGAACTGCACACCGTCAAAGGTTGGAACGATGCAACCGAAAGCGGGATTTATTCCAACGAGGTAAAATATATCTCAAAGGATGAAATGATTGTAAAGCAGTTCAAAGGCAATGAGATTGCGCGAGGTCTTTATAAAGACATCAAAGAGAAAGCAAAGGCCGCAGGAGGTCACTACGTTAAGAGTATTTATATAATGCTCGAGGGTGGCGAGATTGCAAACATTCAACTCAAAGGGGCAGCCTGTCAAACATGGGGCGATTTTACCGCAAAGAGTAAAAGCCGTTTGGTTGACGAGTGGGTAAGCGTAGTTGGATTTGACGAGGCTAAAAAAGGCAGCGTTAAATACACAACACCAGTATTCGGTTATCTTTGCTCACTTGATGGAGCCGAGGCCGACCTTGCCGACGAAGCGTTTAACACTTTAGAGGCTTATTTAAAAAGTTACCTCACAAAATCGGAGCCAGTAGTGGCCGAAATTGAGGCTGATGTTGATGCAGAAGATTTGGATTTTTGATTTTGATTTGGTTAAATAGTTGGAAAAGCGGTCTTCGGATCGCTTTTTTTATGCTTTAAACCATTTTAAAATATTTTAAACTAAAAACACGCGTAAACATATAAAAATCAACACTTTAAACCTTTAAAGTTTAAAATTTTAATAATTGTATTTATTTTTTTTATTTTTAATTTATTTTTTTTTACTAAAAAAGTTTTAAACTTGGTTGAATGGTTTAAAAAAACGTATCTCAGCCCAATAAAATCAACAAAAAGCTTTAAACTTTTGGTTTAAAATATTTTAAAATGGTTTAAAGAAAAAAAATAATTTAAAATTAGTTTAAAATATCAAATAAATAGTTATATTTGCTGCGTATTGTAATGCAGGCTACAATATAATATAAGAATTTTAATGAAAATCCTTTGAGGAGTAGTTGCCTGCACAACGAAACTCAAGGGATTTTATTTTTTAATAATATGAATGAATATTTAAAATTATTTGAGCAGCACTCAGTAGATGAAATCTCTAAAATTAAAAATGTTTCTATCCAGTACGTGTATAGAGTTTTAAAAAAGCACGGCGTTGTAGTTAAAAAAGGTTTTATCAGTGACTCTGAATACGTAGAATTATTTAGAACTTACACGATAAAAGAAATAGCCGAAAAACAAAACGTATCAATTCAGTATGTTTACCGCATTTTAAATAGAAACCAAATACCAACAAAATAATGGATCAAAACAAACTCAAGTTATTTTACGATAACTTTTCGCTGATAACGGTTAGCGATGACAAGGTGCCAAATTTCCCATGGAAGGCACAACAAACCGAGCGGCTTGAATATGAAAAATTCATGCGGCATTACAATTATAAAGGCGGTATTTTTAGGAAGGATAAAACCGAAATACCTGCAACTACCAATTTTGGAATCGTTACAGGCTTTGATGACCTCGAATGTGTCGATATTGATTTGAAAGTTTTTTCAACTGCAAAAGAGCAAAAGGACTTTTGGGATGAGTACACTGGTTACCTTAGGGACAATATTCTCGACTTTGACGATAAGGTTGTAATCTACAAAACTAAAAACGCGGGTTATCATATTCTTTACAAATCAAAGCGAGTTCAGGGAAATATTAAATTGGCGCGACTTAAAGGCCACACGGAAGCCGTTTTGGAAACTCGCGGAATTGGCGGGTATATTTTTACCTATCCCGAGAATAAAGTCTCTAAAAAGAACTACCATCAAATCGATTACATTTCCGACGATGACCGTGAGATTATAATGACATTCTCAAAGATGTATAATTATATCGATGAGCAGCCGATTGAAATCAAACGAGATAAGAAAATTTATATTGAATCCGATTTAACGACTTGGGATGACTTCAACCAGCGCAACGATATATTTTCAATCATAGGCGATGAATTTACAATCGTTGGTAACCTATCAAAAAAATATGTAATCAAACGCCATGGAGCAACTTCTCCACATTCAGGTTATGTTTTTAAAGATACTGGCTTTATGTATTTATTTTCAACAGGCAGCCAATATAAACACGAAACTCTTTATACTCCGTTTACTGCCTACGCTCGAAAATATCATCATGATGATATGAAAGCAGCGGCGTCTAAATTATACTCCGAAGGTTACGGATCTCGAATAGTCAATAAAGCACTCGAGCCGAAAGAAAAGATTGTAATTAATAAATCCGATCTCGAGTTTCCAATTGATATTTTTCCGAAGCCAATTCAATCATATATTTTGGAATGCTCCGAGACCTTGGATAGCTCCATCGATTATATGGGTTGCTCACTTCTTTGGATGATTTCATTAAGTATTGGCAACGCGATGCAAATTGAGGTAAAAAAAGGATGGCGTGAGCTTGCGACAATTTGGGTTGCGATTGTTGGAAAAGCGGGTATAGGTAAAACTCCTTCAATCTCAAATATAATATTCCCTATCGAGAAAATTAACAACCGAGAGATTGCGAATTTTATTAAGGAATACGAGAAATATGAGTTTTATTCTAACTTATCAAAGAAGGAGCAAGAGGAATATCCCGAGGTAATGAAACCAACTAAAAAACAATTTATTGCCAACGATATAACAATTGAGGCTTTGGTTGATTTGCACCAACAAAACGATATATCGGTTGGCGTTTTCAAAGATGAGCTTGCGGGTTGGTTTAAGGATATGAACAAATATAAGGCAGGAAGCGACCTCGAGTTTTGGCTTTCAACCTGGAGCGGGAAATCCGTAAACCTCAACCGAATGACTCGCGCAGGATCATTTGTAGCGAAGCCGCTTATCCCAGTACTTGGAGGAATACAACCGACTATATTTAACTCGTTTTATACTGACGATAACAAAGACAACGGATTTATGGATAGGATGCTTTTATCGTTTCCCGAGTTAGCGATTGAGCAGTATAATGATAGGGAAATGGATAGCAATACAATCCAATGGTATAGCGATACTATAATTGCTTTTTTTGAGGCCGTTAAGCATCGAATGATAAGAAGGGACGAAGACGGAAATATTGAGCCTAAAATAGTTCGATTTGGAGCCGAGGCAAAAATTGAATGGAAGCGTATTTTTAACGAGATTACAAATATTCAAAATTCAAACGATGAAAATGAGTACATGAAATCAATGTTGCCAAAGCAAAAATCATACATTCCCCGCTTTGCACTTTTGCTCCATACGTTTAACGCTATTGGATTGGATAGTTACAACTTTGAGGAGATATCAAAGGACTCAATTTTAAAGGCTGAGAAGTTGTCAAAGTATTTTATTGCTATGGCTAAGAAGGTAAAAATTGACTCGATTGAAGTGGCTGAGATTAGAACGGTAATAAAATCAAACTCAAACAAATCGACAAAGGAGAAATTCCAAATTTTATTTGAGGCAAATCCCGACCTAAACAAAAAAGAGGTTTCGGAGCAGTTGGGTGTATCACTTCAAATGATTTATAAATACATCAAAGAGTTAAAAAATGAATCCATTTAGTGACGTCGGAAAATCAACCCAGGATGAGCGAGAAATTGAACGAATTGAAATCGAAATTGTTAAGGTTAACGAACGAATTTCAAAACTTAGACAAAAAATACAAGACCTTGTCAAAGCAAAGCAACAAAAAGAAATCAATCCAAGTGAAAAAGAGCGAGGAATTGATGAGGTTAGAGCAGCAATTGAGCAAGCTCGAGGAAATATTAGTTGGCAAAACAATCGAAGCCGACAGGCTCGTACAATTAGCGAAAGGAATTTCTAATAAATTTTTACTAAAATGACAAAAAAATATCAAACTGAACAATGCAAAAAGATTTTAAATAAATATCCTTTGGATTATTTTATTAATGGAGATGAAAAAATATTTTTAATTGAAGTATTTAAAAATCATCCTAATTGGATAGAAAAACGAGGCGTAGGAGGAAGGAGAATTTTTATAGGACAGGACAATTACAAACACCGTTGTTTTTTTATAGAACGAATGGACAATACTGTTGTCGATATATCTTACTTAACTGCTATCGCGGGAAAAAATAAAAGCGATTTAGAACGAATTAAAATATCTTGCCGAACTGCAATCCTTCCCGAAATATTAGATTTTAGAAATAAAAATGTAATTTTTGGCGTTACAAAATGCGCAATTTCGGGAGAGATTTTAACAAAAGAAAATATCAATATTGATCACTACGATTTGAAATTTAGCGAAATGTTTGAGCTATGGATTAAAAAACAAAATAAAAAGGAATTGGTAAAAAACATCCAGGTGCAAGACCAAACGAGTAGCTTTACTAATAATGAAATCTTAAACGATTTTATCAGCTTTCACAATTTGAATTGTAAACTTCGAGCAGTTACTAAGCACGTAAATCAAAATATTTTAAGATGATTTTACGCGACTACCAGTTAAAATTAGCAACGGAAGGCGTTGAGATTTTACGAAATAAAAAAATAGTTTATTATTGCTGCGAAGTTAGAATTGGTAAAACTGCAATTGCTTTGGAAACTTGTAGGCTATTTGGTGCTAAAAAAGTTTTATTTGTAACTAAAAAAAAGGCGGTTTCAAGCATTGAGCGTGATCACTTTAATTTTGGATTTGACTTTGAGATTGTAATAATAAACACGGAAAGCCTGCATAAAATACTCGACAATGATTTCGACATCGTAATTTCAGACGAGCATCACAAATACGGTGCATTCCCTAAACCCAACGCAACCGCCAAAGAATTTAAAAAGCGTTTCAGTAAACTGCCTATGATATTCCTAAGCGGAACGCCAACGCCTGAATCGTACTCGCAGTGGTTTCATCAATTTTGGGTAAGTGATCACTCGCCTTATAATAAGTATGCGAATTTTTATAAGTGGGCCGCTGAGTACGTTGACATTAAAGAGAAACGTTTAGGCTATGGCGTTGTCAAGGACTACTCAAACGCAAAAGAGAATCAAGTACGAAGAAGTACACGACCGTTTATTATAACTTTCACACAAAAGGAGGCAGGCTTTACGACAAGCGTCAACGAGATGGTGCTGGAGTGCGAGATGCAGCCAATCACTTACGAGGTCATTCGACGCCTTAAAAAGGATTTAATCGTTCGCAACGGACAAGGACAAGTCATTTTAGGGGATTCTGGTGTAAAAATGATGGGCAAGGTTCACCAACTTTCAAGCGGTACGTGCAAATTCGAAGATGGCACGTCTAAAGTAATTGACGACTCAAAGGCTAAGTTTATAAAGGAGAAGTTTCAAGGCGAAAAAATCGCAATCTTTTATAAATTTAAGGCCGAATGGGACGCGCTGCTGCAAGTATTTGGAGCCGATTACTTGACAAATTCAGTCGAGGAGTTTGACTCAACCGATAAAAATATTGCTTTGCAAATAGTAAGCGGACGCGAGGGCGTTAGTTTAAAAAACGCAAAGTATCTCGTTTACTATAACATCGATTTTAGTGCAACGAGTTACTGGCAAAGCCGTGCGAGGTTAACTACAAAAGAGCGTTTAAATAACGAGGTGTTTTGGGTATTTTCTAAGGGTGGAATTGAGTATGATATTTACAAAACAGTACTTGAAAAAAAAGACTTTACACTTGCAATCTTTAGAAAAAATTGCTTATCTTTGTCAAAGTAGAGTCGTCGCTACAATAACAATTTTATAAAATTCCAGCATTGATAAAGACGACGACCTTTTGATGTGCTGGTTTTTACGTTTATGGAAATTTGGGAAAACATTGCTGGCTTTGAAAATTTTTATCAAATCAGCAATTTTGGAAATGTTAAATCTTTAAGTAGACATGCAAAAAATCACTCGGGGTTTAAAAAAACATTAAAAGAAAAAATGTTAAAAACGCATATATCTAAAACAGGATATTATGTAGTTGATTTAAAAAAGGAAGATGTGAGAAAAACTTTTAAAGTTCATCGATTGATCGCTTTTAGTTTTATTGAAAATCCTAAAAAATTGCCTTTTATAAATCATATTGATGGCAACAAATTAAATAATAATATTGAAAATTTAGAATGGGTTTCAAATAGAGAAAATTGTTGTCACGCTAAATCGATTTTAAATAAATCAAGTAAATATACTGGTGTTTGTTATAGAAAAAATAGAAACAAATGGCAGGCTTCTATTATTTTTAATGGAAATCAAATTTATTTAGGATCTTTTGAAAATGAAATCGACGCATATAAAAAGCGAATTGAATTTGAATTTAAAAATAATATTGAAAATAAATATCTATAATAAATAAATTTGTATATTTGACCACCGCCAAGAGAAAACACACAACTAACAACACCCTTCTTTTGCACTTGGCGGTCAATTGAGGGGTGTTTGTTTTTAAACAAATGAATGAGCAGCAGATACAAACGAAAATTAAACGCAAACTTATTGAGCGGGGTTGGTATGTCACGAAATTGATTAAGACATCGACCAACGGCATCCCCGACCTGCTGGCAATCAAATACGGCAAGGCGATGTTTATAGAAGTTAAACGCGAAGGCGGGAAGCTATCGCCAATTCAAGAGCTGCGCATCGAGGAACTGAAAGCCGCAGGGGCGATTGTAAAGATTTGGACTGACTTTGAAACTGATTTTAACTAAAACTGCATTGACTATGACACCAAAACACTACGACAACCAGCAGCAATACGATGTCATCGACATCATTAAGGACTACGACCTTAACTTTAACGAGGGAAATGCAGTCAAATATATTGTAAGAGCGAGACGCAAAGGCGCACACCTTGACGATCTACGCAAAGCGATGCACTACCTCGACCGCGAAATTATACACCACGAGACAAAACTAAAATTTAAATAATATGACAGCAGTAGAATGGTTATTACAAAAATTATTTGAAACAAATAATAATACTAATGATGCAAAAATTGATATAAATAAAATTATTGAACAAGCAAAAGAAATGGAGAAGCAGCAGATTATTGATGCTTGTCAATCCACAAGCAATACAGATTTTTGGGTAAAGTACGAAAGCTTTGAACATTACTACAACGAAAAATTCAAACAATGAGAGCAGGCTCGAAAATATATAAAGGCCTTGAGGTGCCAATAAACGCACCCATCCACATGAATAAGCAAGGGCGTGAGTTTTATATAAGTGGAATTTGTTACAATACCGCTTTTTGCCGTTATATAGATAGTGGAGAAATAATTGAGATAAAAAGTAGTTTGGTATCGAAATATTTATTAGGTTTGTAGCGTTATGGTAAAACCGCACACTATAAGTACACAAATGTGGCTTGAACAAGAGGACGACGATCTTGGAATGGGCGGGAGCTTTGTCGAGTTTAGGGTAATGGTTGACGCAATCAACGGCTACTGGATCGAGAACGAAAGCGAGATTTGTATTGTAGTGCAAGGGACGGTCTACTATGTCGAGAATAACGAAGCCCTATTGCTTTTTTTATCGGAATATTTTAATCCTATGACCCTGTAATGCTCGAGGAATTAGCCAAAAAAGATGCCCAATGGCGCAAGATGGCTTTTCAAATATGCAAAGACAAGGATTTAGCGGATGAGTTAGTACAAGAAATGTATCTTAAATTGTATCAAAATACCAATCTAATAAAAGAAGGGTATATATATACAGTTCTAAGAAACCTATTCTATGATTATACTAAAACTCAAAAGGATATAATAGTAGATTTTAGTAATATCGAGATTGAGGACACGGAATACGTTGAGCCAATCGACTACAAGGAATTGATAAAAGGTTTCACCTGGTATGAGCGCACAATGTTTGAGGTCTCAACTTTATACGGCCAGCGTGAAATGGCAAGGCAAACAGGAATACCCCTCCAAACAATACATCGAATCTCCAAAAAAGTAAAAAATAAAATCAATGGCAAAAAGAAGGACTAAAAAAGAAACTCAAGGTTTAGGCGATGTTATCGCTAATATAACCAACTCAGTTGGGATTGAGCCTTGTCAAGGATGCAAAGAGCGTCAATTCGGACTGAATCGTTTATTTAACTTCAAAAGAGTTAAAAGTGAGATGTCACAACCCGACAAAGAAATGTTTAAGGAGTTCCTTGAGCTTAAAGGACAACGTGTAATCGATGCAAAGCGTACCGAGTTAAACTTGGACGACGTGACCTATTTGAACGCCTTATATCTCAATTATTTCGGTCTTGACAATAGCAATTGCCCAACCTGCTCCAAAGTACATGAGCAAATAATCAAAGATTTATACAAATTGTATAATTATGCCAATTAGTTTTGATTACGATGGGACACTCTCAACCAAAAAAGGCAAGGAGATGGCCGATAAATTTATAGCAGATGGCAAGGACGTTCGTATACTTACTGCTCGCAATATTGCTGACGATAATAGCGACTTGGAGGCCACCGCCGAAAACTTAGGTATTGATACAATCTACTACACTAACGGCCGAGACAAATGGTCGTTTGTTATCAAATACAACATTAAAGAACACTATGACAACAACCAGGAGCAAGTCGACAAAATCAATGAAAAAACAAAAGCAAGAGGAATTTTATTTGTTGGTTGATTTTTTAGACAAATTAATCGACAACAAACCCGAAGACGTTACACATAACGAGCTTTGGCTTGCACCAAACCTATTTGATATTTTAAAACTCAAGGAATACCGTGATTTTAACATATTAACCGACGAAAATATACCAGTTAACCAAGTAATTATAGGACAATGGCTTACTCACAGCAACAAATAGAAGACACTTTTAACGATATCCTATCCGAGATTGAGCAAGGCAATTCACTTATTTCAATTTTAAGACGCAAAGAGTTCCCAAGTACTGCAACGTTTTATCAGTGGTTGGAAGCAGACGAAAACAAAGCAAAAAGATACGTGCGCGCGTGCGAAATCCGTGCTGACGTTATCTTTGAGGATATTATCGACATTGCCGATCACTCCAACGAAGACCACACCCCATTCACTGGAGCTAATGTAGTGCAACGTGACCGCTTAAAAATCGACGCTAGAAAATGGATCGTTGCAAAATTGCACCCAAAGAAGTACTCCGACCGAGTGTATCAAGACATCACAACGCACCAAGAGCAACCACTATTTCCCGATGTTTGTACGGACAACAGTAATAAATAAGGTCTTAGGACTGACCAAATTTACAAAAGGGATACAAGGAGGCACCAGTGCTGGAAAAACTTATGGAATCCTTCCTATACTTATTGACTTATGCTGCAAGACCGAACTCCTCGAGATTTCGGTTGTAGCGGAGTCGATACCTCACCTTAAAAGAGGGGCAATAAAAGACTTCAAAAAAATTATGGTGTTGACAGGTCGATGGAATCCAAACCGATGGAACGCGACTGATTTTAAATATAGCTTCTCAAACAACTCAGCCATCGAATTTTTTAGCGCAGAGAACGACTCAAAACTACGAGGCGCGCGTCGTGATTATTTGTACATGAACGAGGCAAATAATATGACCTTCCACGCTTATACCGAACTTGCCTCGCGTACAAAAAAAGGCGTTTATTTGGATTGGAATCCTGTCAACGAGTTTTGGTTTCACACCGATTTAATGAACGACCACGACGTTGACTTTTTAATTGTGAACTACGAGGACAACGAGGCTTGCCCCGAATCGGCCCTAAATTTTATTCTCAAAGCAAAAGAGAAAGCCAAGACCTCTACTTTTTGGGCGAACTGGTATAACGTTTACGGCTTAGGTCAACTCGGCTCACTTGAGGGCGTTGTGTTCCCGAATTGGGAACAAATAGACACAATCCCAGCTGAGGCAAAATTCTTAGGTTGTGGCCTCGATTTCGGGTACTCAAACGATCCAACGGCGATGATCGCCGTATACGAGTATAACGGTAAAATAATAGCCGACGAAATGATTTACTCGACCTCACTTTTAAACTCGGACATAATTCGATTAATGAAACAGGACAAACGCCTACCGATTTGGGCGGACTCAGCCGAGCCAAAATCAATTGAGGAGATTAGACGAGCGGGTTTTAACATCAAGCCAGTCGTAAAAGGTGCCGACTCAATCAATTTCGGGATCTCAGTATTGCAGGAACGTAACTTAAAAGTTACTAAGCATAGCACCAATCTAATTAAAGAGCTACGCAACTACTCTTGGGACACCGACAAAACAGGCAAGCGACTAAATGTCCCAATCGGAGAATACAATCACGCCATCGATGCGATGCGCTATTTTGCTATGATGGGCCTATCGATAAGAAAATCGAGAAAAGTTATCATAACGTAGGCCAAGTGCATGAATTTTTCCAAATTTTGCACATAAGTGGACACCCTAAAAGGTATAAGTGCATGAATTTTTCCGAAAATGACACCCGAGAGGGTATGAAAATCAATTATAAAAATTGATTATCACTTAAAAAAATAAACAAAACAACATTTTTCAGTTATATAAGTATGAGAGTAGTTATTCCAACATCGCTAAGCGAGATTAAGTTGTCGCAATACCAACGCTACCAAAAGGTATTAAAAGACAACCAGGACGATGAGACCTTCGTTTGCATTCAAATGGTAGCAATATTTTGCAACTTAACTGTTGCAGATGTAATGAAAATTCCTGTAAATGATTTTGCTGATATTATTGAGACTCTTGCAAAAGTTTTAGATCAAAAACCGAAGCTCGTTCGCACGTTCAAAATGAATGGCGTTAACTACGGATTTATTCCAAACTTTGATAAGATTACACTCGGCGAACATGCCACAATTGACACGCTGCTCGGAACTGACGAAAACATACCGCTATTAATGTCGGTACTTTATAGACCTATTAAACGCAAAGCGGGAGAATTTTATGAGATTGAGGAGTATGACGGAGACGAAAGCAAGGCTGATTTTTATAAGGATGTCACAATGGATATTGTGGTTGGCTCGATGCTTTTTTTTTGGACTTTAAACAAGGAATTGTTGAGCAATACCCTATTGCATTTGGAGGCCAAAGCAGCGAGGGAGGGACTGAATTTGGAGGAAATTTTGGAGAA